AATGGCGTCAAGTTTACTACTTGTGAACCGCGCAAGATCAAAGCAAGTGAACGTACATTCATCAATCGTACAGGCACACTTTGGAAAATTGGTGCACGTAATGCCAATCTGATTGCAAAGAATTTGAAAAAAGGAACTGCATAATGCAAGATTGGGGAAAGTCGCATCGTTACATTTTCATCCAACAAACTCGCAGAGAAAAAAGAGATCGTGCAATATTCCGCATCTTTGGACTGTTCATTATCTTGTATTTTGGTGGGCATATAATCTATGCCATGTACAATTGACTAAAAGTATGGTATAATATACTATGAGCAAAATGGCAGAAATCGCATACGAAATTGAAGACTTGCTACGTCAAGGTTTTAAACCTGTTACCGTTGCAGCTATGTTACATATACCATTGGAATGGGTACTTAACACCGAAGAGGATCTAATGCACTTGGCAGATCCACGTTCTTTTGGCCCAGATTACGAATAAGACATGATGGTATATGTTAAACCTTCGAGGTACATGACTGCTGCAAAGCGGGAAGAGGTGTACAAAGCTGCATCATTATTTCTGAATGAGCTTTTGGATCGCTCTGACAGAAAGGTTGAGGTTATTATCTCAGTCAAAGGTGCAGGTCTAGGGAAGAACGTGGATGGTTACTGTTTATGCACAGAAGAATATGATAATGGTAAGCCACGGGAGATCCACGTGGATGTCCGAGGAGACAAAGGTTTAGACTTCCTTATCAAATGCCTAGCGCATGAACTAGTACACGTCTGGCAGATGATGACAGGTAGAATTGATGAACGTGAATACCATGAAACCAACGATCATTGGAATTCACCATGGGAGGTTGAGGCTAGAGAACTCGAGCAACCATTATATGAGATGTACGTACAGAATAGTTAATGTTTTTTCATAGTAGTAACTTTAAAGGGGGCCGAGTGCCCCCTCTTTTTCTTATAAATAGAAGAATGGCATATACATTCTTCCCTAAATCCGCATCAGAAATCCAAGCAACACTCAAGGGTGCACAGCAAAAGAAGATTGATGAAATCATGGACTTATTTGCATGGCTTAATGCAAAATTTCCAACAGTTGAAACACCCATTAATATTGATCCAAGTAAACTTGGAAAAGTTAACGTTACACGTGCACTAGAAGGTGATGTTAATTTAGCAGAACTTAAACGTTATGCGAAGCTTTCTTCAGTCAGTATTAAATTTGGTGCAGGTTCTTCAGGCAATAAAGGTGTAAACAATAGAGGTAATCTATTCGAACCACAATTTGCAAAAGCTTTAGAAGATTGGTGGTCAGGTGTAAAGATTACTGATAATAAAATGATTACAGCTTTAGAAGATCTGAAAAAAGAATACGATCTTACAGAGTACTCTAACATTAGAGTAGTTCAGGAAGGTGCACTAAATAAGAAACGTCCACTGGTTTATTCGCCTGATGTTATCATCTCTGCCCCAGGCGGTAAAGCAGATGGAGATATCGGTGCAATCGTTACAGACTTGACTTTGATGGGCACAAAAAATGGTAAAGAAAAAGTTGTTGCATATTTAAGTTTGAAGTTGGGTAATACGGCAACATTCTTTAACGTTGGTTTAAAAACAGTTTTAACGACTGAAGAAATTAAAAGCGGTTTAATTGAGAATGAGAATGGTAAAAAACTATTAAACTTATTCAATATTAAAGCTCCAGTATTTTGTGATGTATTCAATGGAAAATTGGATAAAGGTTACAATGAAGATGTATGGCACAAAATGGACGGTGCTCAAAAAGTAGCATTAAAAAAATTACTTGAATCAGGCATCGGTCATGGATATCATGTTATCCATAAACTTTCTGCTGGTATTAAATCTATTAAGATAGATAAAAAATATAAAGAAGCTGCAGCAACTCCTACATCATGCGTAGTTTATTACGGCGGTAAAGGTGGAGCAGGTAAGCGTATAGACATCGAGATTGAAACAAAAAAATATAGACTCAAATTAAATATTCGAGACACACAAGGACAAGGCGGGTATCCAACCCGTTTAATGGGAGATTTTAGTTACCTATGATTACATTCAAAGAATACTTACAAGAAGAACACGGCGCAGGAGAATGGGGAACTAAAAAGTTAACCAAGAAATATAAGAAAGATACTCCTGAACAATGTGATTGTAAAGAAGAAACAGATCTAGAAGAAGCAGCGATCGATGCTAAAGGACATAAGTCTTCTACTGGTGGATTAACACAAAAAGGTGTTGATGCATATCGTAGAGAAAATCCTGGTAGTAAATTGCAAACAGCAGTCACTACTAAACCTTCTAAATTAAAACCTGGAAGTAAAGCTGCTAATCGTCGTAAATCTTTCTGTGCTCGTATGAGCGGTGTAGATGGTCCTATGAAAGATGAAAAAGGCAGACCAACGCGCAAAGCACTAGCGTTAAGGAAATGGAATTGCTAAACATGACAATGAAATCATTTACAAATTTTCTATTAGAGGAAGATGAAGGTGCAAAACTAAAGCACATCCATCATGCTGAAGATAGACCATTGTTTCATGGCTCGGAAGGTTTTGAACATGCACATGGCGCTTTACAACAAGCACATGATGCTGTAAAAGCAGGCGAACATAGTACTGCATTAACTATGAAATATGATGGATCTCCAGCTGTTGTGTTTGGACGTCATCCACAAACTGGCAAGTTCTTTGTTGCATCTAAGTCTGCATTCAATAAAAATCCAAAGATTAATTATACTGAAAAAGATATTGACGCAAACCATGGTCATGCACCAGGTTTGGCTACAAAATTAAAAGCTGCGTTAAAACATCTTCCTAAAGTTGCTCCTAAAACTGGTGTATATCAAGGTGATATCATGCATACACCTGACGATCACAAGAAAAATAAAGATGGTAGTGTATCATTCACGCCAAACACAATTACCTATACAGCTAAAGGCGAAGAGGCTGATAAAGTTAAAAAGTCTAAAGTTGGTATTGCTGTACACACTAAATATGAAGGTAAAGATCTTCATACAATGCATGCTACACCTAATGCAAGTCAAGAAGATTTCGAATCACACCCAGATGTGCACTTAAAATCTGCTGAACATGACACTACACAAGTGCATTATACAAAAGATCAAGAAGCAGAATTCAAAAAACATATGGATGCTGCAAAAGAGATTCACAAAAAAGAAGGTAAGAAGATGTATGCTGGCACCTTGAAACATCAAGGCGAAGCTGGTCACTTATCTACATACATCAATCATACTGTGCGTACAGATGAAACTCCATCTGCAGAAGGTTTTGTAAAGCACTTAAACAATGTGCATCAGAAACTGGCAGATAAAGTTAAGACTGAAAAAAGCAAGAACGAAAAGCTTTCTGCTGGTGCAGAACACGTATCACACGTTAAAAAGAATAAAGAACATTACGACAATTTGTTTAAGATGCATCAGCATTTACAAAAAGCAAAAAATACTTTAACGAGTGCATTAGAAACACACGAAGGTGGTTTAGAACACCACATCGAAGGTAAGAAATCAAAACCAGAAGGTTTTGTTGTTAATCACAAAGGCGAACCAACTAAGTTAGTTAATCGTGCAGAGTTTGCTAAAGCTAATCTATTGAAGGTAAGAAAATAATGTTGACATTTCAAACATTCCTAAAAGAAGAAGCTGAAGCTAAACATGCAGTATTAGCTTATGGTCGCATGAATCCTCCAACAACTGGTCATCTTAAAGTTATCAATAAAGTAACTGAAGTGGCTAAGAAAGTTGGTGGCGAACACCACATGGTTGTATCACATTCTAATGATCCTAAAAAGAATCCATTGTCTTCAGAACAAAAAGTTAAGCACTTAAGACGTTATGCGCCAGACGCAAACATCAAAGCAGCATCTAAAGACAATCCAACAATCTTTTCTCATGCTGCAGAACTACATAAGAACGGTGTAACGCATCTTCATATTGTTGCTGGTTCAGATCGTGTTGATGAATACAAGAAGAAGTTTAAAGAATTAAACGGCAAACCTAATAAAGATGGTAAAGTTCCATTCCATTTTAAGAAAGTAACTGTACATTCCTCAGGAGAAAGAGATCCTGATGCTGAAGGTGATGAAGGCATGTCAGGCACAAAGATGCGTGAGCATGCTAAAAATAATGACTTCAAGTCTTTCCGTAAAGGTGTGCCTTCTCATGTATCAGATAATGATGCAAAAGAACTAATGAATGATGTACGCAAAGGTATGGGACATACTGATTAATTAGTACAAAACAATTTGATAAGCTATGAAGTCAAAAGTGAAAACCCATAAGAAGCAACAAAGACTCAAGACATATGAGTTAGAGCCTGACGAGTGGGTTGAAGTTAAGACTGAGGCTCCAAAGAAGAGATCTTCTATTAGAAAGTACTATCCAATGAAGGTAGTACATAATAGTTTAGAAGATGAAGCTTACCTTGATTTAGCTCCTCAATTACAAGGCTTAGAGCCAAGTAAGTTTAGGATGACTATCCTGACATCTGAAGGATCAGATGATTGGGACTTAGATGATGATGAGATATAAACTGAAACTTATATAAATAAGATTACACCAGTTGTATTGAAGAACTTGTAGGGCTGTGGACTGGTAACCGCCCATAAAAAGCATGTTCAATATTATTATCAACGGTTGGAATGTCTCCAATACGAGGTTAATGGGAAAATATGATTACGTTTAAAGAGTATTCGCACGAATTCGATGATGTTGCTGAGTCTGTTGAACTGACAGAGGAAGAGCAGTCTGTACTCAATGAAGTACTAGACACTGCCGCTCGTATCAAAAAGAAGCAGCAATTCAAGCGTCGTTCAGCACGCATTCAAATGGCTAAGAAGATCCAATCGAGACGCTTAGCTAGCAAAGACCGTCTCACGGCAAGAGCAAAACAAAGAGCACGCAATCTGCTTATCAGACGCCTTTATCAAGGTCGTTCCCGCTCAGAAATCCCAATCGCCCAAAGAAAACAAGTTGATTTGAAACTTTCGAAAATGAAAGGTTCAGTTAAGCGTATTTCAAATAAACTATTACGTCGTGTGAAACAAGAAGATATCGCTAGAAAGAGCGGTAAGAAACTTGGTAAATTTAATATGGGAAGCGGTATATAATGAAACAGTTTAAAGAATATTTGAAGGAATCCACTGGTAAAGTTACTATCACCTTTGGAAATTTTAATCCTCCAAATATCGAACATGAGAAAGTCATTAATAAGGTGCATGAAGTTGCACAAGGTGGACCGTATAGGATCTACACAGCACAAGAATGTAATGAAAATTTCCCATTAGATTATGGTACAAAAGTAAAGTTTATGCGCAAGATGTTTCCACGTCATGCGCGTTCTATCATTAGCGATGCAAAGATCGTAGATTTGTATGATGCACTAGATTCTTTGTATGAACAAGGTTATACACAAGTAAATCTTGTAATGCCTAATGTACCTACACAACTGGTTGAATCAGTTAATAAAGATAATAAGTCTCGTTATAATTTTAAGTCCATTGATTTTATCTCCGTTGATACACACAATATCGACGCTAAAATAGTTGAGTCAGTTAAAGATAACAACTATGAGTTGTTTAATAAATTTTTGCCATCGACTATTAAAGAAGGACAGAAACTTTTTAATGCCATTCGTTTAGGATTGGGATTAAAAGAAACATTTAATTTTAGACAACATATCCAGTTGCCAACATTGTCTAAAGAGCGTGAAGCGTATGTGAGCGGTGAACTATTTAAAGTTGGTGATGTTGTTGAAGTGAAAGAATCTAAAGAGATCGGTCAGATCCAACGATTAGGTTCGAACTATGTAATCATTGAAACCTACGAAGGTATTAAGCAACGTAAATGGTTGCGTGATGTCATTAAAGTAGAAGAAGCTGTCATCAATCAAATGCTTGAAAAGATGGGCAATCCTTGTTGGACTGGTTATAGTATGGAAAAACAAGGTAAAACATTACCTATAAATAACAAAAATAAAACAAAACTTAAGTCCTTCAAAGAAGACTTATCAACATTCGATGGGAAATAAAAATGAGCGAAAGAATTCTTAAGCTTTTAGGTACTGAAGCAGCATTATCAACAGCTACAGCTTTAAGCGGTGCACAACTAGTACGCGTTTATAATGATACAGCTGGTGCAGTATTGCTAACAGTAGCATTAAGTGGTAATACTACAGGTACAGTTACAGTTAAAGCTGGTGATGTAGTGTTCGTACGCAAAACTGCAGCAGAAACTATTGCAGCTGCCGCTGCGGTTAAAGCAGTATCAGTTGCATTCGGAGATTAATAATGGCTAAGACACTAAGACAACTATTAGAAGCTAAATACGTTTCTTCTGCAGATTTTGTTTTATCTGCATCAGGCCGTAAAGTTCACAAGCGTAAGAAGATCGCTGATGATGATTATAATAAAGAAAATGATCCTGAAGCAGGTGAAAACGACAATGATGATGTAAAAGAAAGCGCAGTTCCTGCTCATATGAAAGGCAAACAAAAGCCTTATGTTTCTTCAGATGGCAAAGGCAATTACGAAGTACTTGGCAACACGGGTCAAACTAAAGCTGAATTCTCTCGTAAAGAACATGGTAAAGATGCTCATGCTAAAGCTCAAGCACATTTAAAATCTAAATATGATGAGTACATGAAAGAAGAAACCGAGATTGACGAAGGTGTTAATAAGTCAGATGTTCCAGCATACTTACGTAAGAAGACTGGCGATAAGTTAACTACTCAAGACTTAGACAAAGAACGTACACAGAATCGTTCACATCCAGAAACTATTAAAAAGATTAATGGTACTGAGATGAAAGAACAAGCACCAGTTGCACCATCAATTGGTGTACACAGAATTGGTGTTACTGTTTCAGACTCTGACCATCCAGCAGTTACTAAGCGTAAAGAACTTATTCAAAAGTTTG